CTTTTGGAAATGCTTGTACGAAACTAAAATTACCATCTGTACCAATTGGAACTGGATATTCTGTATAACTACCATCAAAATTTCTATCTTGGTAAATTCCGCAGCTTATAGCAACTGGTGGATATTTAATAACTTCTTCAACATCGATACTTGCATCTTCTTCAAGTTGTTGCATTAACATCCTTGTTGTTTCCTTATCCCCCTCCGAATTTATTTTGTTCATCATCTATATATTTCTGTATTTTTGTTTTATAAAATTTGCCAAGAATATTATCGTTTAGGAATTTATCACTTTCCAAAACATTCTCTTTGAACTGCAACATAGTTTCGTAGTATGTCATCATTGTTCTATTATAGCAAATGTACACTATTTCTCGGTAACAATCTTTAACACCCCAAATTTTTGTGTGTATATTGCTACCAGTATATTTCAACCAATTACTTTCAACGTATTGAATACGCTTTCTTTTATATCCTTTTAACGGTGGTTTAGTACGCTTATTAAGGAGTATCTTTTTACCAATGTACAATTTGTTTGTTTTTAAATTTCGTATCTTATAAACAAACCCAATTGCTTCTAATGGTAAATCAGTTCTATTTGTAATCTCTTTGCCTTTGTATATCCACATAAATATAAAAAAGGGATGCTATTAACACCCCTTATTTTATTTAGTTAAAATGGTAAATCATCAGATTGAACCGCTTGTTGTGGCTTTGATTCTTCTTGTCGCTCTGCTTTTACACAAGTTCCATCTGTCCAAACAACTTGACCGTTTCCGATATATTTCTTTGGTTCTTTTGCTTCTCTTTGCTCTTTGCTTTGAGAATCAAATGCTGATGCGTTTTGCCCATAGGCATTTGTATCATCGTTCACAGATAGTGTGAAGTTGTAATACGTTCCTTTTTTACCTTTTACGAATTTTTCTTTTGGTAAATTGTCTAAATTGATACTTAAATTAATTAATGCACTCATAATTTTACTTTGGTTTTAATTTTGATTTATATATTGTAAACCTAACAGTTTACTTTGATTGAGATTTGTAAACCTAACAGTTTACATTTTAGTTATCTATTGCACTATCGATTGTCTGTATTATGTGTCTAAACACACTTCTCTCTTGTTCGCCAGTTACATCAACTCCGTTTAAAAATAATTTGTAATGGTCTTTTTTTGTTGGTTTCATTTCAATGTTATTCATATGTCTATTTTTTTAATGCGTCTTTTGTGTTCTTTGAAATTCTGTATTTGGATTCAACGTTTGCTAAATTACCACCACCTTTTAAATATGCTTTTACTTTTGTAAATTCTGGTGTGTTTTCATTCAACCAAGGTTTATCATCGTTTGTTGCTTTACTCGTTACTTTGCTTGTTGCTTTTCCGTGTGTGTTTGTTGAATCAGCATCTTTTGTATCATCAATTAAAAACAATCCGTTTAAAGAGTATTTACGAGCATAAGAAGATGAACTACCAAATGATTGTGCGATGTCCATTCCTTTTCTGTTTGGGTCAATTCCAGCTTGTGCCTTAACGTGTACTTGATTCTCGCCATCAGATATTATTGAAACTGCTTCAACAAATAAGATTCCACCAAGTTCTTTGATTTCGTCTGATACTGTTAATGTGCAATTATATTTATTCAAAAGCGGTTTAACTGCTTCTAAAATATCTTCGCAACTTCTGTAATTGTACTTACCAAAATTATTTCTTTGGTTTTTTGGTGCTTTTAATTCTGCTTGAATTTTCTGTAATTTTTCCATCTGTTTTATTTTAGGTTTATAAATATACTACTTTTTATTGCAAACTTGCTTTTAAATTTAAAAAATTTCTTGTTCCGTATGTTGGTATTTTTAATTGATAGTTAATTTTAACATCTGTTAGGTTTGGGTCTTGCTCCATATGATACTCTATTTGTAGCTTTAATTTATCCCAAGCTGCTTGGTTTATCTTTTTATCACTTTGCATTGCTTCCATAGTTCTTTGATTTTTTCTTTTGTATAGTGTATTCCACTATTACCGTTTTGACCGATTATTTTCATTCGTTCGTTCGCTTCTTCTTCCCAATCTGAAAAGTCAGCGTGTTCTTTACATTGTTCGCAGATACCAGATTCTAACCAGTTTCTAGCACCGCAGCAGTTTGATTGTTTCATAATATTTGTTTTTATAAAGGGGCTTTTACACCCCCATTTGATTATTAGTTGTTTAAGTGATAACTTTTTAATCCACTTGGGTATTCTCCCTCCCATATTAATTCCTTTTTAATAAGAGAACCTAAAATACCTTTTAATTGATTTTTGCTACCTTTAAAGCTATCCATTATATTTTCAAAACATTCTGTTGGAGTTTCTTCGTAATCATCTCCCCAAGATATGATTTCTAATACTGTTTTTTCTAATTCTGTAATGTTTAAAGTTGTCATAATATTTGTTTTTAGTTATTAATTACCCTACAAATGTACAAAGGCATTTTAAATAAAACTGTTAAAAAGTGTTAAAGTTTATGTTAAAATTTCATTTAACCTTTTTGTGTAAGCGTTTACAGCATCTAATTCATCCGTAAATAAACCTAAATATTCTCTTTTTCCATTAAATTGTATCTGTGAAACCCATTTTTTAGCTACTTTATGCCAAGTAATACCAGCATAATCACTTGAATATCCTTTTTTATCTTTAGATGTATTTTCTCTATGAGAAATAATCTGCAAATTATCAACTCTATTATCCAAAGGATTGTTATTTATGTGGTCAACAATTAACTTGTGTCCGCAAGGATTATGATTCAAGAAAGCCATAGCAACAAGTTGATGTATTTGAAATATCTTACCTTTATTATTTATTGATAATTGAACAGCTAAATATCCATTATTCAATTTTGTTAATTTATTAAACCTTTCCCCTCCGTTTTTTTTTATTCTTTTTATTCTACCCTTATTTGATATTTTATACAATCCTTTGTAATTAGGAACATCCTTAAAAACTTCATTCATATGTTTATATTATTTATTTAATACAAATATACAACATTTTTAACAATAAAAAACAGTTTTATAAAAGCCAAAAAAAAGGTTCAACATATAGCTGAACCTTTTAGTGATAATAATCTAAAACAAAATAAGATGAAAAGAAAAACAGTTAAGATATTTCCTTGTTCAAATATACAAATAAATATGTATTTAAATACTTCTACTTATAAACAAAAACAAATATATATAGCTATAAAGTTGAAGATATATATATTTTTTTTTAGATAGCACTCCGAACACTTATCTTTATTTAATTATAGCTAAATTTCTTTATTTATTTTTATAATAATATTTTACTGTAAAACAGTAACTAATTAATAAATTACAAAGTTATATCTTTTTATATCAAAGAAAAAATAAAAATATAATTATTTTTTATTTATTGTAATATTACCAGCAATCTTCTCTGCACTTCTACCAACTACATATCCACCAATACCCAATTGTAGTAAATTCCAAAACTCATTCTCTAAAGGCGGAATAGGTAAATCAAATAATGGTGCAATAAACTTTACATAGATAACAATAAAGCCAAAAGCTAACATTAGTATTGGTCTCCAGCTTCTTTGTAACCAATTACCATTTGCCTCTGCTAATACGATTTCTGTTTGTAGTTTTTGTAATTCTAACTGTTGTTCTTGTAGAACTTTAAACACTTCGTTTTTGGCTTTTAAACGCTCCTCATCGGACGTAAATAAACCATCAATAACTTTACCTACTTCCTTAACAACACCGCCAGTAAACCACCCTAAAATCTTATTCATCTTTATTCCATCTTATTTGTAACTGACCAAAGAATAAAAATATATTTACCTCTGAATAGTTAAAGTTCTTATCTGGTCTAAAATATTGCCATCCTATAATCATTGCGTCTGGCACTAATAAAATTAAGTTTATCTCCATTACCAACGTGCTTTTGTTTTCCTTATATCGTAGTGTGTAAATGTAGCATAAGCAGATAAACCACCTTGCAACAATTCTCCTTCGTTAATTAATAAATCAACCAACTCAAATGTTTCTTGTGGTGTCATATCATCAATAACAATATCCGCAGCTTTACCTAACTTGTGTTGACTGTTTTTAGACCCTTTTACGACATTATCGTTATAATCTGGACACCTATATCCACTATTGATTTTAATTGGACTACCGACAACGTTTCGTAGTGCTTGTAATTGGTTTGCTAACTTCTGTACGTTATGTAAAACCTTTAAAGGCATCTCGCATCCGCAAGAGCAATCAAACTCTGATTTACTAAAGTTTTTACTTAATTTATTTGTCAGCTTCATTTGGGTTTTTTAGTTTAAATATTTTTAATACAGTATAAGCAATAGAAACAACTAATAAAGCTATTTTTAGCCATTGCTCAACGTTTGAAAAACTAACGGTAAATGTCAGTAAATTAATTGCTCCTATTCTTATATCTTGCATTTCCAAATTTAGAACTTTAAAGATTCATATTTTAATCCGTAAAAAGAGTGTACACCATCTCCATCAATTTCAACTGCTTTACCAGCCCAACCATAAGGATGCGAATATTCTCCATTTTCGTCAGCTTCTAATCCATTCCATAAAACATCAACGTGCCAATTTTCTGACAATACCGCTTCTGTTTCTACATCTCCATCTTCGTTAATTACCGCTTGTTCTAAAACGATATTTCCAAGATGCACAATAGAATGGTTATGAGTTGGGTATTCGTTTCCGTTTTCGTCTGTTCCAGTTCCTAAATATTTAATCCTTAAAATAGAAGCTTCTTTTGAATCGAAAATATATTTTCCTATTTTTACCATTATATTGTTGTTAAAGCTGTTAATTGTTCGTCCGTTAAAGCTGTTTTAAATACTGCAAGTGCATTTACTTTTCCATACATTATATTCGTAGCACCATTTGAGGACGCTAAATTAAGTATGTCTAATCCAATCGGCATTATTGGAGCATTTGTGTCAACCCCAACCTCAACTCCGTTTACCCATAAAGAACAATCATTTTCTTTATATTTAAAAGCTATTTTATTAAATGCAGTTGAATCACTTATACCAGTATAATTGAAAATGGCTTGATATCCACCGCTTGTATAAAGATTTACATCTAACCTATTGTTTGAGTTATAAGATATAATTATCCTATTACTCGAAGTTCCATCTGACAAGGTTATTTCTCGGGTATTCTGTGTGCTATAAGCAGCAAAATCTACATACAGTACTCCCTCTGTTGAATTTATCAAAACTGTGTTTCCGCTATTTCCCGATAAATCTCTCAATCTTGTGGATGCTGCTCCATTTGTCGGTATGTATGATGTTAGATAAGTTAAATTCTCTAATTGACCTTTTGTGCAAGTTCCACTTACTGTGCTTATTAATGTTCCAGAAGCAGTTGTAAAAGTGAGTGAAACTCTATTGTTTAACCCAGTACCAATAAGTGTTCCATTATACGTACCACTAAAAGTGATTGTCCCAGTTCCGTAAAAAGAAACAGTGTAGGTGCTTGCTAAAGTAGTGTTGTTTTGAGTGAATAGTGTTTCTGAATTTAAATATAAATTAGTAGACTGCGGTTCTAATAACCAACTTCCGCAACCACCCTCGTAATTAATTCTTGGTAAGTTTTCAGATACACTATCAACTAATCCTTGTGCATTAACTCTTGTTGCTGCTGAATTTCTTGTGAAAATAAAATCGCCATCTCCGTTAGTTGGTTTTACACTTAACATCTTACCATCATTGTAAGCGGTTGGTGTAAGTAATATTGATGCTTCTTCTAATAAATTTGCCATATTATTCAATAATTTCTAAAGCGGTTAGTGTTGCAGTTGTACAAGTTGTGTTTTCAAAGTATGTTGCCCTTGCTTGTAATGTAGTTAATAAGCTAGGTACAACACTCGGGTTTGCATAATTATAATAAATTCCACCCCATCCATCTTCAACTGGAGAACCCCACCAAGTACTATTGTATATTTCGTTTGCCATCTTTTTCTTTTTTAGTTTCCTTAGCGTTATTCTTTACTTGCTCATAGAAAGCGGATAACTTCATTATGTTAACCTCTTTTGTCTTATATGTCTTTTTTTTATCCCCCATTATAAAACCCAACTTGAAAAAGTATCTACATCTTTGTCTGGGTACATATCCCCATTCTGATTGTTAGTATATTCTGGGTACTTATGACTGTTATCACAAATGTAATCTAAGAACCTTCTTGTATAAAATTCAGACCTATCATTTATTTTACTCATCATTCTATCAATGTCTCCGTAGTTTGCCACATCAGACTCTTCCCCTCTGTGCTTAGATACACCTCCATTATCTATTTTAAACATAGCAAAAGGGAAGTATTCTGACTGAGTGAACCACACTAGCATTGGTTTGATATAAGTGTCTCTAAGAGCTTTATAATCCGAATTAGCAGGTAAGTCCATTTCTTCATCTATAATTAACTCCTGCATCTTATCATAAAGTTTACCTCCTAAGTAATTCTGTATGTGTATATCTTGAGCCACCTCTATAAAGTGAATTAACTTGTCAGCATCAGTATTTCCGCTGATTATTGACCTTGCTTTTAAATCTTTTACTGTTATAAATAGTGCTTTCATTATTGACCTAATATTTTTCTGATTCTACTTAATACGCTTGGGTATGCACCGTTGTCTGCTCTGTCTATCATTCTCTCTTCCATCTCAGAAGGATTCTTAGGCTCTTTTAAGCCCTTTCCATATGCATCATCAGAGTCTACCTTTCTACCGCTTGACTTCTTATAAACTTGAAGCTCCCAGAAGTGATGACAGTTCTTACCGCCTTTGTATTTCAGTAAGCTGTAATTCTGTCTGTTATGACCTAACTCTTTGTTAACACCTCTAAAAGACATCATATTGATATCCTCTTTCCTAAATACAATCTTTCTTCCAGTTAATACTTCCATCTTCTTACAGAACGTTCTACTTCCCTCAGACTTTCTAACTGGAGAATAAGCGTATCTAATCTTGTAAATGTCATCATCCTCTTTAGATGAT